CTGTTGCAACTTCTGCAACTTCAGATGATTTGTCAAAAAGATTGACGTTTGATTCATCTGCTGCTTCAGCAACTGGTGCTTCTTCAACTGGTGTCTCAACTTCTGGAGTAACTTCAGCTGGAGCTTCTACAACTGCTTCTGCAACTGCTTCAACATCTTTGCCTACATTAAGTTTTTCCATGTCATTACCTCCTTCTACGTTTGCCTGTTTTGCTAATTGTGTTTCAGGCAACGGTAATCTTGACTTCTTAAATGAAGCAAGAATCTTATCTATTTCTTTTGATTTGTTCATATCAGAACTTTCTACCCAGCCTATTAGCGCTGCTGGCTTTCCTGATATTGGTGAGTCGAATGTCTTTTCTGTTGACATAAATACTGAGTCGCTATCTTCGCAATAAAAAATATTTTCTGTTACAACCTGTGTTGCTAAACCTTTGTATACCATCTTTCCGCCGACCTTCTCAATAGAAAAAATGTTACATAGTTCGTTTGCTGGAGAATCTACAATAGACAACTCGATGAGATCATAGTCTTTGATAAAGCGAACTTGCTCTCCAGTTGCTTTGTTCATTTCGTTATCTGATTCATTAATCTTTCCGCCGATTGAGAAACCAGAAAGAGTGCCGTCAAGAACTTTTTCCCAAGTATCTTGTGCACCCTTTGAAATGTATGAAGTTACATAAACTCCATTATAAAATGTTTGTGACTTTTGGTCGTAGTATGTTTCTGGTCTGAATGAAACAACTTTACCAACTGCAAGAGGACCATGCATCTCACGAAGATTTCCTCTAAAATTTTCAAAAGCTTTTAAGCTAGCTTCAGCTAGAACAACGTCGCCTGTTTGATCTATGTTATCTAGAGTTGCAAATCCAGACACGGTTCTATTCTCTCTGTTTACCTTTGTGAAGGGAACAGATAAATGTAGGTTATCTCCATTGCTGGACCAGTGTGATTTTTCGATGTTCATATGCTTAATTTTATAGGTTTATCTACTCTAACGCAAATAGCAGTCGATTAAACTTATTTGACTTTTGGACCATCGCCTTTCGAATTTCGCCCTTCCCCATTTTTGTCTGGGGCATTCTTGGCTCTTTCTTGGTCTCTGGACCTATTACCTGTAGATTTAGCATTTTGGTCTGCTGCCTGCTGAGGCTTTAATTCTACGACTTCATCGCCACCGTCACGAGGAATCATGTTTCTTCTAATTCTAACTTCGTTAGGTGTAATTACCTGCATTCTCAAATAGATCTCGTCGATCTGGCTTTGAGTAATTTCATCGGTAAGGCTTAATTCATTGAACTTTAATTCAACAACATCAGTCTTTTCTGCAATTAAATAATTAAGCTTCTTTTCAAGTCTATCCTGAGCTGGTCTGCAAACCTGCTCTTTAAATGTCTTGTCTGCATCACGAGCATTTGCAAGAGACGCTCCTTCTGGCAAGCCAATTTTATTAATTGGGACACGGTGAGCAAGAAGGATTTCATCTCTATTTGTTTTACGATAAATATTAAATGAAGACTCTTGTTCTCCAGCCTCAATAGGCTCCATCTTAAATTCTGTCTTTGAGTCTGGTGTATCTGCAGGCAAAGGAATATAAAGAGATCTATGGTTCTTACCCTTTAGTCCTACTTGGAAAAATTCAAGAAGCTTTCTTTCTGACTCTGGTGAAAGCTTTGCTCCCTTAACTGTAATGATATATCTTGGGACCGCCTTATTTTCAAAGTAGTCAAGGTTATATCGTCCAGCAAATTCATTACCTGCCAAAGCCTGCTGTGCCGCAATAATATCTGGCACTCCATAGTAGTTGTTATTTGGAGTGTACTTCTTCAAATGAATAATTTCATTTGGTCGATCTTCTTGTCCAGCAATTGGGCTTGGTGTTTCTAGGTCTCCAAAGTTTCTGAAGAATACTGCCTTGCCGTAAAGTAGCTGAATAAATCCATCACGGAATCTACGCACACGCATTGTCTTTGCTGGGATATGCCCAATATAACCAATGTCTCCTGCTGTAGTTCTTCCTATTTCAATATAGCCATTTCCTGTTGCTTCTAAATCTGTATATGCCTTAATAAGTGTTTCCGTAAATGACTCTTCTTCGTTGCAGTCATCGAGCCACTTATCTAGGTTTGTTTTAATTCTATTAATTTTTGCTCTTGCTCTATCAAGCTGCTTTGGATCTGTGATCTCGTCCATTGCATCTTTTGCTTTTGCTGTTTCTGTAAATGCATATCCTAGGCCAACAATGTTAGATACCTTTGCATTGATAGCAGCATAGTTATATGTGGAAACTTCATAAATGCGTGAAAGGTATTCGAGGTTATATGTTGGTTCAACTAGATCAAATAGTGCATATCCGCTAATTGCCTGCTGCAATAAATTTTGCTGAGTTCCAACTCCAGACGTACCAACAAATGCTTTTGAGAAGTCTCTGTTGATCTTTCTCTTAAAGTTTGTGCCTAGACCCCTAAGCTTCTTTATATCTTCAAGGCCTATCTTAAATGGGTCTTCGTGTTCTTCCGCCTTCTTAAAAGAAAACCAGTCGGAGGTGTTTGAAATATCGATTGTCTGAGATTGATCAGACTCAAAATCTTCTACGTATTCAGCTCTCAATGTACTTTACCATCCCTAAGTAGTCCGTCTTTATAAACACCAATATCTAGAGGGTCTGGAGTTAATCCCCACTTCAATCTTTCGTGCTGATGTTCAAACTCTTCATCATCAATCTTTCTTCTGCCAGAAAGAAACTTTGGCTGACCTTCATAAATACCATAGGACTGAACTTCTCTTGCAAGAGCATCTATTCTAGACTTGTTGTCTTTCATTGATGTTATAGATAAGAAATTGCCATCATCATCGCCGATCCATCGGCCATCTGGCATCTCCCAGACGTATATGCCTAGTCTGGTTTCTTCTACGAACTTAGTATTTTTATTTAAGATTTCCATGATGTAACATATCATACCATTATTCTTGGCCAAAGTCCAGGAATTGTACCTTGGATGTACCAGATTATATAGATATTGCTTCTGGCTGTACAGAAATTACTATGTAAGGGGTGGATTCTGTACCGACAGTTGACTCTAATATAGAGAATGAGGTATCAGAAATTGGCTCTGAATCAATCTCCTTATATAGTAAATAGTGCTTTGCTATCTGATATTCGGAAAGCTCGTAATCATATATGGCTAGATTGTTGTATGTATTTGGTCCGCCGCTTTTTGAGTCGGACTGATTCTGGTTAAACTTTAGCCCTTCGCCCACCGTGCCTGACAATACAATAATTATGTGGTGAGTTGCCCTTGGCACAAAAAACTCAGATATGTTCGTGGCTGAGGTTACATCAATGCCGTTTACATATATAGAGCTTACCCCAGACTTAGATATAACACCAGAGTTAGACCACTCGTAAGCTGCTGATGGGGTTGAGAATAAAACATTTTCATTCATATCTGGAGTAAATAAAAGCTCTATGGTTTTTGTCGATAAATCTGAATTAACTGTAAATCCGTGACCATCCATCATTCTAAGACCATTATTGATGTTGTATGACAGGGCCTTCTTATTTGATATTGGCAAAGCATAATCATAGTCTGAAGAAACAAAATATCCGAAATTGTCTGAGTAAAAATCTTTGTCATTAAAGAAATCTATAAATATTGATTTAAGAATTGGCAAGTGTAATGATGTGTCTGAAGATGACATTTCAACCTTGATGTATAGCACCTCAGCAAACTCATTTTCGTTTTTATTAAAGTATGGGAGAGGAAAGCCATTTGTGCACTCTGCCCAAGTATCTCCATCTAAAGATACGCTAACTGATATGCCATCGGTATCTGATTCCCAATAGATCTGAGAGGTAGTTATTCCTAATGAGCTGGGCAAATTAATTGTATCTGTAAAAACAAAATCGCCTGCAAGAGATTCGTCAAAGTACAAATAAGAAGAGTCTCCTGATAGTTTAATTGAATCGTTAATTACATCGGTCCATCTAATTCTAGAAGGATAAGCATATCTGTGAACTGGCTTCATTAGCGAAGCGTTCATTGTGAACAGGTAGCCATTATCATTCTGCACTATCTGTAATGTATTAGTTTCTTTTGTTCCAGCTACATAGTGCTTTAGTATCTGCTCTCTAGACAAATTATATTTATAAAAAGCTACTGAGTCTATTATAAATGTAGAGCTGGTGGGTCCTGATGTGAATAACACTTCGTCGTTTGAAAACTTAAATGAATCAACAGGTTTAGCACTTACCTTATTTCCATTAACAAAAAGTGAAATTGTGTTAGAAGAAAATTGACCAACTACGTGTATTGCCTCATTTGATGTTACCTTATATAAAACCTGATTTGATCCAACTTGAAATATTACGTTACCAGACTGATAAAAAATTCCAACGTTATTTACTGAATCTGAAACGATGCCTATTTTAGATGATGTATATTGTGGAAGCAATACCCATGCCTCTATATCAAACGAGTTGTCTGCGTAGTACTTGTTTGCCATACCCTTTACGTCATAGCTAATCATTGTTTCTGTCTCAACTAAAGTTCCTCTTACCCCTCCGCTTACAAGTGGCAAAAGCTCCATTGATGATGCATTAATGGCATATCCATTATTTGCATTTCCAGAGTAGTCGTATATAGGCAATCCACTTAGTGCAGAGTAAGAGACTCCATTGTCTTTTAAATCTTGATATGTAGCAAAGAGATCTGTTAGGCTATCATAAGAACCAGCTAGACCAGACCTAACCTCATCTAATAAGAAAAATGATGATGGCTTATCTTGTAAGACTGTGTATTTGTATGACATGTCTTACGCCTCTTCTAGTGCTTTTACTCTCGCTGAAAGTTCTTGTACCGCTTTAATTAATGGTGAGACAAACTCTTCGTATCTAAGTGCCTGCTGTCCGTCTGGATCATTTACATCTGATATTACCCAGCCGCCGAAGTCGCTTACGCCTGCTTCATCTACTGCCTGCTTTACCTCTTGTGCAATTAAACCGTAGTGAGTTCTATCTCCGTCAATTTTAGTATACTTTACTGGATTCAAATTATTTATAAAATCTAATCCCAAGTCTGAACTAACAATATTTTCTTTTGTTCTTGAGTCAGAAATTACTGTTGCAGCATTATTTAAATAGATGTTTCTCCAGGCTCTTGTTGTTGAGCTTGTTCCACCGTCGATTGGACCAATAATTCCCAACGAATATGCGTTAGTTGAAAGAGGGAACCAGTTTGAGGAAACTCCGACTGAAGATGTGATTGTAGTATTTAAACCAATAATTGTTGAAATTGGATTGAGTGAAGGTGTAGCTCCAGCTGGTCCCTGTGCTCCCTGTGCTCCTGCTGCGCCAGGTGCTCCGTCTGCTCCATTCTCACCTCTTGGTATCACAAAGTTTAAAAGAACATTGCTTGATGTTCCAGAGTTTGTTACCTGAGCTTCTGACCCAGGTAGTGACGTTGTAGTTGAAACAACTTGAATTGTTGCCGCTGCATCACCTTTTGCACCAGTTGCTCCCGTAGCACCAGTTGACCCAGTTGGGCCAACCATGCTTGTTCCTGTTGTCCAAACACCAGCAGCTTTGGGTCCGAAAATAGTTTTTGAAGAAGTATTGATATAAAAATCTCCGTCTGAACCCACTTCTGATGCAGGATCAGATGTTCCATTAAGCACACTGTTTCCACCCATTGCAGTACCAGATCCCCAAGCTCCTGATACTCTTGGTCCAAATATTGCATTGCTTGTTGTGTTTATGTAGAAGTCTCCATCGACTCCATCTGAGGATGTCGGGTTAGATGTGCCATTAAGTACGCTGGTTCCTCTTGGCCCCTGCTCACCCTGTGGTCCTGGATTAGCCTCAATAAAGGCAGAGATGTCCTCTGCAAGGACTCCTAGGTCTCTAGGGACGTCTGGTGAATCTGAATAGCTTGGAAATCTCCAGCCGTTTATACCTGTTGTACTCATTTTTTAATTATACCACCTATTAGTTTAATTTACTTCTTTTGAACATGAATGCAGGACACATATATTTAAATCCTGAAATTATTGGGGTTGACTCGTGATAGTATGGCTTTACTGATGGAAACATAAGAAGACTACCTGGCTCTGGCTTTAGCTGGATATTATGGTTTCTGAATATAACATCTCCGCCTTCAAAGTCGTCATTCAAATACAAAACAATTGATGCTGTAAGTCTTGCTTCGTCATCATCCTCTTCACAATCTATGTGTGGGCCCATTTGTCCACCTGGATGATACTTTCTTATTGTAATCTCATCTGGCAAAAAGCCTAAGTCTTTATCTGTTGATTCAGCATAATCATCAATGCACATTTGTATTGCATCATGTATCGTAGAAATAATTAAAAAAGACTCTTCATCAAATGATCCAGATAAGCCAGCTCTATAAGGCCCAGACTTGAACTCTCCGAATATATCATCTGGCCTTGTACTAGAAACCCATGGCTCCCAGTTACTTAAAGTTGGGTTGTCTTTAAACTTTAAATCTAGCTCTTCAATTTTTTTAATAAAGGCAGAAGGATTTGGAATTAGCTGTTTATAGTAAAATATTCCATCTGCCAATACTTCTTTTATCATTCTCTACCCTTTGGCATAGAAGGCTTTCCTTCTGGTGTTGCCCATTTTTTGTAAAGCTCTTCTTGCTCTGCTCTAACCTGCTTTAATTCATCTTCCCAAGCTTTCTTCTGCTCTTCCGTGTATACACAGCTAGCGTCATCCCAGAAAGATCCGATAGTGTATCTAATGCCACCCTTTACTGTAGTAACCATATGCTCTCTTGTGTGGCCTCCAGCAAATATAGCGCATAAACCAATCTCAGGTTTTATATCGATGCTTCCATCTTTAAACTTTAAGTGACCACCTTCAAAGTCGTCATTAAGGTAAATAAAGACAGCGTACTTACTTTTTTCAAAAGCTGTTGGATTCCCATGATCGTCTGAGTTATCTGAGTGATAGTCTGCAAACGCACCCTCAATCCATCTTTGTGCATGGTAGCTAACCTCATTAACCTCAAACCCTAAAAGCTCTTCTGTCTTTGCCTTTATCTTTTCTTTTAGCTCTCCGAAGAAGTTAGGAGATAGGCCAAAAAGCTTAAGTCTATCATCTGATGGCCAGTACCCCATTGCTTGTGATCCGTAAAATGAAATCTCATTCCATTTTAAAACTTTGTTATCAACAAGGTAATCAAAGTATTTAATCACAGCTTGGCATGTCTCTGGATCAATAAAGTTTTCTACTAAAAAAAACTCATCTCTTATCTTTGGTGTACTCATGACTCATAACCTAAATGCTTTCTTTCAGAGTATCTCATGTTCTTTGGATTTTCTTTTTCAATTCTATCCCACTCCATCTTTGACCATCTGTATGCACCAAAATGTCTTTGATTAGCTAGCCATTCTGGAGTACCATCAAAAATGTGCTGAATGAAGTTACGAATAAAGAACTTCTCTCCGTTTTTAATTACTCTAACTCCATGGAAGTACGGCTCTGTAGATGGGAATACAAGGATATCTCCTGCTTTTGGCTTGTATGGATAATATACATCATCAATAACAAACTCAATATCTCCGCCCTCATAGTCATCGTTGATATATGTTGTGCATGTCAAAAGAAACTTTGGGCCTGGCATATCTCTTTCTGAAATAATATAATCAGTATGATACTGCATTGTCATTTCATTTTTCATCATGTCAATATTAGAATTATACTTAGAAAATGAAGAAGTCATGAGCTTAGATGTTGGTGGCATCTCTACATTATATCTATCTACATAATCTTCGATTGCAGTGTTATATGCTTCGTATACACGGTCTGAAAGATGCTTCTCTTCATCATACATTGGGCCAAACTCTCTAGGCTCATTGTCGTCATGCTTTTGCTGTGAGTATGTTCCAAAAATAGACCACTGATCCCAAGTTCTTAAGTAGTACTTGCCTTCTGAAGTGCGCTCAGACCTTTTCATGATGTCATAAAGATTATCTGCGTCTGGCAGTAATCCTTGATAAATTCTTACATTTGGTAATAACTCAAATGATGTGTACTCGTGCTTACTTGTCATCCTCTAACCCCAACTTTGTTATTGTCCAGAAAAATGGGGCAGTATATCTAGTCCCACTTGTAACCTTTGTAACGCCATGAATATAGTTCTTATCCCCAGGGAAGAAGTATGCTGCTCTTGGCTTAGGCTTAAATTTAATATTTTGAAGCGGAAAGAATAATTCTCCGCCTTCATAGTCATCGTTAAGATAGAATACTGTTCCTAGATCGTACCATGGGAACTCGTTTGGTGTCCCAGCATCTGGTCCCTCATGAAGCTCTTTGTCGGCATGTGGGAACTGCATTGTGCCTACTGGCCACCTAACGATTGCAGCATCAGTTGGCTTTACTTCAACCTGAAATTTTTCTCTAATGTGAGGTGTCATTCTTTCAATTACACGGTCAAGAATTCTAACAACTTCTCCAGTAGGGTCTGCCTTTAATAGAGTATTCATAGTTGCAACTCTATCTTCCCATACCCTGTGATCATAAATAATGCTTCCATTTTCATTCCACTGAGACTCAGTTACATCCCATATTGTATTATTCTTTGCAAATGTAAGAAGGTAGTGCTGCTCTTCTGGAGTAACCATATCTTCTAGCTCAACAACATTATCTGGGGAATTACCAAAATATCCAGAAGGTGTTATTGTCTCTCTTGCGTATCGTGCTCTTTTAGTATATTCCATTTGTCTACCTATTCATATTTCTTAAGAGATCTAACGGTTTGCTTGTATGCACCGCCGTCTTTTGTTCTAAACTTTTTTGCCTGAGCATTGTGTCTTTCTTGCAAAGAAACTATGTCGTGAAATTTTGGCTCCATTTTCCAGTCTTCTCTTTTGTATGGTATCAGTTGAAGGTATGGAGTTCCCTTTGGAACCTTGCCTTCAAAATCATCTCTTAAGAAAAATGGGATAAGGCCTGGAGTATTCATCTTATCATTATCTATTATAGCAGAGGTGGTTATAAACGGTAAATCAAATCTATTAATAGGGTTTACATACAAAACGCTATATCCATCAGGAACTTCAGGGGCCCAGTTTGGATACCAGTGGAAATGGCTATCTAGATACCCATGTGGAACTGGAAACTCATTCATTGGTGCTCTAGATCCGACAAAGTCTTCATAGCCTGGTTCTGGAATTGCTATGACATCTCCACTTTCTAGCTTTGTAAATACAATATCGCATGGAGTCACATAGAAATAGCCAGTTATAAATATATCAAGTAATCCTGGACAAGACTTAAAGCTTCTTACTAGACCACCCTCTGCATTTGGCCAGTACTCTCCAGTCTGTTTATTTAGCTCAAACTTATCTGCTTTCTTAAACCACTCAGGTGTTAAATTTTTTGCTGGCTTAGGATGATAGTCTTCACTGATTATGTTATAAAGTCTATTAGAATGAAATGTTATCTTGTTACCCATTTGTTTTTAACCTAATAACCTTTACCTCATGCTCACCAATTTTATTTCCAAGGTGGTCGGTGGCATTTCTATAAAATCCTGCCCATTTCCCCTGCTGATTAATTCGTTCAGCTGTTTCGCCATACTCTCTGCCATCAAACGGTGCGCCTGCATAATTTGATCCATCGTGTAAATTTATTTCTGAATTATGCAATTCTGATATTGTAATTGGCACTATAGATGCAACTGGGGTTCCTGCAGGAATTGTTATAATTTTCCCAGGAGAAGTTACTTTCCAGACTACTGGCACATCTCCTGAAAAAAAGGATGTGGTTAGTAGCGTTGTAAATGCTTGAGCTCCATCTATAAATTGATTCGGAACTGGCATTATTAATGTTGTTGTTTCTTTTTCAGTTTTAAATGTAAGCCCTGTTCTAAAGCTAATTGTACCGTTTGCTCTATTCGTATGACAGTACTTTTCTCCAGATAACACCTTTACATGATCTGGATTACTATCGGATATCCCGTCCCATATAAAAGATATATCTTCTGGAAAAGATATACCCCAGCCAAGCTGGTTTGCAAGGCTTACTGGAAAGCAGTTATAAGCATGTCTTTCTGCAGTACTCTCCATCCAGTCTCTTTTTACTGACAGCTGAGTTATGGTTCCTGGATGATCTGCAGTTTTGTATACATCTATATTATGCATAGCCCTCAGTATATCTCTTTTCAATTTCTCTATAATCAGGAGTATGAGGGGCTTCTAGATAGTCTAGCATTGTTACTATAGAGTATTTAGTTCCCTCTGTTACTGGAAGGGATGCATGCGAAAATAAATATGTGGATGGAAATAGATAAAGGTCTCCCGCTTTAGGCTTTATCTTTAAATTAAACTTATCAAAGTATAATTCTCCGCCTTCATAATCGTCATTAATATAGCCGACTGATGAAAGTACGCAGATGTATGAATATCCATGATCTGAGTGTACTTGGAAGTGTTGTCCTGGTCCATACTTGACAAAATTAAAAGACTCCCAATATTTAAGTGGGGCAACATTAAATTTTTGTCTATAATCTTCAACTGGACCAAGCTGTGCATTTTTAGAGTCTTCCCAAATCTTTTCTAGCTTAATCTGGTCTGGGCTTTTGCCTTCATCGCTTTGACTATTCTTTTTAACCTTAAAGTCAAAGGCGTCCCTATACTTTAAGTCATTATTGGCATATCCAGTCGTAGCCTGCTTCCATTTGTATGTAGCATGCGGGGAGTCTGAATATCCAACTCCCTCTGCATTTGGATCAGAGGAAAGACATTCTTCCAGTCTATTGATAAGGTTCATATCTTCAGTAAATGTATTTCTATAAACAAGTACACCTGGTGCTAATATCTCTGGCTGATTCATTTTGTCTCCTCTATGTCTATTATATATAATTCTTTCATTTTAGTCAATCAGTTTATCTTTCATAAACCTGCCTCGTTTTTTATCTATTGCAACAAGGCTTGATTTGTAAAGATCTTTTGTCCAAAAAGTTGTGTGTGTATATCTATTGCCAGACTGTATCTGTCTAATTCCATGCATAGTATTAATATCGCCGCTAAATATTAGTAGCATTCCAGCCTCTGGTTTAATTGAGAACTCATTATGCTGCGGAAAGAAAAGTTCTCCCCCTTCAAAATCATCGTTTAGATAAAGCATGGATGTATATATCTTGTTTGTAAATAGTCTTTTGTATTCAGATATATTCTTTTCATCAAAGAAATATTTACACTGTTCTGGAACGCTGCTTATATCTACAGAAGATATGTCAAAATCTGGATCAATAAAATCAACATGTGGCTCTTGTAGATGAGGATAATACCACTTTACAATCTCCCAAAGCTCGCTATAAATTTCAAAGTCTGGATTAAAGAAATCTTTTACCTGTTCCTCCATTCTCTCTTGAATAGGTACTACGAACTTAAATAGATCCTTATAGTTTTCCATGCCTTCTCGGTATAGCTCATTAATCTCTATTCTTCTATTGTCCCAGTGCTCTGCGGCTGACTTATAGTCCTCCTCAGTTTTAAATGTTTGCCTTTGTCTATTATGCTTTGACCACAAACCAGAATCTTCTGAATATTTAATTAGCCAGTCACATTCTTCTTTTGATATAAAGTTTTTTATTACTCTACACTTAGGTGCCTCTAAATCATTTATCATCATCTTAGCCAGCTCGCAATCGAATATCTTATTCCAGAAGTTACTGGATTTACCTTATGCCTATATGCATATGATGATGGAAACATTATTAAGTCCCCTGCCTCTGGCTTATACTTAACATTAAAAGAAGGAAACTCGATTTCCCCACCCTCGTAGTCATCATTTAAATAAAAAACTGTAGATGCCCTTCTAAATGTAGCCCCAGCATCATCTATATGTAAATCAAATTTTCCACCCTGATCATATCTTAATATCTTATATGGCTGATGAACCTTAAACTTAATGTGATAGTCCTCTTCGTAATCTTTTTCTATAATAGAAAATTTATTATTAAATAAGTCGGAAAAAAACTTTATAACTTCATGGTCTGTATCTCTGCATATTACTGGAATGTCTATTGATTTTGTATTTCTATAAGAATCGTCCAGGGCTTTATTTCCATCATTTGCATCAATTACATATTCTGAGGACCATTCTAAGCTTTCCAGTCTATGCAAATTGTCCACAATATCAAATGGGTCTATCTTGTATACCGTTATTCCTGGAGCAAGTGTATTTTTTATCACATGAACAACCTATGATATGGCCTTACAAACCATTTTGGAGTTATTGGATTTTCGTAAAGCTTCCATATTACAGCAAAAGCATATGTGTCTTCTGAAAAATTTTTACAGTAATCTTGCCCTGGCTTAATAACAAATGTGCTATTTTCATATTCCCCATTTAGATATGTAAATGTTTGACAGAATGTGTCCTCATCAAAAATAGCTGGTCTAACTTCTCCTTGAATTTTAATGATTTGATAATAAAATGGAAAAGCTTTTCCTGGGACATTATGATTGTCATAAAGAATTTGCTGGACAGATAGCCCAGTTTCTTCTACAATTCTAGCTGAGTGTCTATGTATCTTATACATCATTTCGCCATCTATTCTTTGTTCTGACCAGAACTCTGGCTGCTTTGATAAATTCCACTCTGTTAAAGACTTAAGGACCTCTTTGTAGGGATCTAATAAAGATGCAGGTATATGCGTATACATTATTTGTACTCCCTTTTTTCCCAAAACTTATTTAAATACACTCCACCATTTGGAACTCTAAAAGTTTTTCTTGACTCTCTAATTCTAGCATATATATCTCCAGCCTTGTCTATCTGTAAACTTGACTGCCAGTTTTCTCTTTTAAATGGTATTACCTGAAGATAAGGAGTACCTGCTGGTAACAACCCTGTCCACCCATCAATTAAGAAGAATGGCAATGAGCCTGGCAATGAAACCTTATCTGTATCAATTATTCCAGTGGTGTTTACAAATGGAAGATCAAATCTATTTATTGGAGTTAGGTAAATACAGCTGTATCCATCTGGAGTTGATATGCCCCAGTCTGACACCCATGCAAAAGATTCTTCATAATATCCTTTAGGGTTATGAAATCCATCAATCCTATTGCGAATAACACAAAAGTCATCATATTTTTCATCTTGAATCTTTACATTAATTTTATTATTTTGATCTAAATAAAATAATATGTCACAAGGGGTAACAAGTGTATACCCTGATGTAAATCCATCTAATATTGCTGGACAGCTTTTCCAGGTTGGGATCTTTCCGCCATCTGCATCAATTATATATTCTTCTTTTTCGTTTTTAAAGAATCTATCTGCAATACTATACCATTTTGGAATAAATTTTGATGCAGGCTTTGGTGAGCTTATGCTATCTGCATTTAGCCAGTGTCTGTTGGCAATAAATGTTATTATTCCTGTTTTCATTACTGAGTTTTAAGAAATGAATTAGTCTTAGCCCCCTGAGAGCTAACAACATGGCCTCTATCTGTATAATCTAGCATTGTTACCACTGAATACTTAGTTCCAAATTCCACTGGCATAGCTCTATGAGGGTACATAAAGTTGGAAGGGAATATTATTAGATCGCCTTCCTCTGGCTTAAACATTAGATCTTGCAGTCTAAAGTATATGCCTCCGCCCTCATAATCGTCATTAATGTATCCTACTAGCGACACAGTAGATGTGTATGAGTACCCATGATCTGTATGCTCTTGGAAATGTTGACCCTCTTTATATCTAATAAAGTTCATTACTTCCCAGTACTGCAACTCTGTTATATTGTACATTATACAATAGTCTTTTACTGCTTCTGACATTCTATCGTAGCAATCTTGCCACATGTCTTTTAATATCTGAGTGCCCTCATCTGTGTTATGAAGGTCATCTTTTCTAAATTTAAAGTCTACACAGTCCCTGTAGTCTGGCTTCTTAAATCCATATCCAACTGTCGCTTCCCTCCATTTATATGGGTTGCTAGTTGACATCAATACAGATTCAATTTTCTCTATTATCTGCATTTCTTTTTTTAATACATTTTTATAAACAACTATACCTGGAGCGAGAAGTTCTTTCTCGCCCCAGGTCTTAGTTATAGAGTTAGGATCAATTAATTTAGGTCCTAGTGTTGACAAGCTAATCTCTTTTCTTTTATTTATTACTTATTGTGTATAAGTAATCCGCTGACAAAGAACCAGTCATATGGTTCGCAAGAAAGTTGATAAACGCTTGTTGGTGCTTCTGTTGAGTACTTAATTTCTGTGATAGGAACTTCGTTAATTGCTCCATTTCCATCTACAATAATTAAGCTTTCTCCAACTTCTGCATAATAAGACTCTTTAATCTTATATGAGCCGTCTAATGCTTTTACGAAAATTGGCTGAGTAAATGTCATTCTGATATCAGTATTTCCGTTAAAGTACATTATGTCTGATTCTTGAGTTTCAATAATTTCAGTAATTGTTGTTTCAACAAATTCTCCGACTGAAAGAGACTCTGAGTTCCAAGTTGAGAACTGATAAGAATCTGGAGTCATTGGATCAATCTGATTGATTACTACTGACTTAATCTTATCGCCTACCTGCAAGAACTTAGCTGGAACCTGTCCATCCATAGTATCTACAAGTGTGTTCTCTTCTACACAAGGAGGTCCAAACCAAGGGATGTAATAAAAGCTTGGTGGCGCAAAGAACCCTGGGGGGCTAAAGAACCCTGGAGGTGAGAAGAACCCTGGAGGCGCAAAGAACCCTGGAGGTGCGAAGAAGCCTGGAGGTGAGAAGAACCCTGGAGGTGCGAAGAAGCCTGGAGGTGAGAAGAACCCTGGAGGCGCAAAGAACCCTGGGGGTGAGAAGAACCCTGGAGGGCTAAAGAATGACGGTGGTGAGAAGAAGGTTGTAATGCTATTTGAAGCAGCTGATGTTGCTCCATTACCATTAGCGTTAGCAGCATAGACTGTATATGTCTGAGCTGATCCTTGTTCCTGTGACACAGATACTGATGTAGATGCTGTGCTTCCAGACTTACCGTCGCTTGATGCCCAGTAGTATGCAGTAATTGCTGATCCACCATTGGCTGGTGCTGACCATGAAACTACGTCTGTTCCAGCTGATGAAGATGATGCTGATGGAGCACCAACCTGAGCTGGAACTGTTGTAGGCGTTGTAGCGCTTGATGTGGTTGTAGGACCATTACCAACTGCATTAGATGGAGTTATTGTGAATGTGTATGATGTTCCACCTGCTAATCCTGTAAAGGAATATGAGGTAGATGTTGTTGTTTGTGTTGTTGTTGCTGGACTTGACACTATTGTATATAGTGTTGCTGCTGGTGAGTCCGAAGGAAGCGTCCAGGCTAGGTTCGCTGAACCGTTATTGAACGCCCCTCCGTTAACACCAGTGGCAGTAAATCCAGTAACAGCCTTTGGCTCCAGGAAGTTATCCTGGGCTGAAGACTTAATACCGATTTTCTTATTTGCCATTTTTATCTCCTATTTTTTTAATCTAATTAAGCTGATAGATCGCCGACAAGTACCCAAGTATCTGTCGCTCTCTTTATTAATGTTGCTGATGACCACTGTGCACGAAGCTTAAGGCCTGGAGTTGCATTAACTGTTACTCCACCTGCTGCTGCAATATCCACTGCGCCTGCTCCAACTCTTAGCACATCAAGTGATGTTCCGATTGGGAACGCTACTGAGGCATTTGTTGGAATTGTTACAGTTGTTGCTGAAGCTGAGTTCATTTCAATCATTGAGTCTTTCTCGTTAACTGATGAAAGTGTGTAGCTTGATGTCTTCTGTGAAATTGGTGTTGCTGAAGGAACTTTGCCTGCAAGTGCTGTTGTTACAGTTGCTGCATAGTTTGCATCATCTCCAAGTGCTGCTGCAAGCTCATCAAGTGTATTAAGTGCTCCTGGAGCACCTGCAATTACTGCAGAAACCTGTGATGTTGCATCTGCAATAGCTTCTGACTTAGCAGTTGCAATTGCTGTAGCCTGTGCTGAAGATACTGGCTTGTTAGCATCTGATGTATTATCAACATTTCCTAGGCCAAGTGTAGTTGCTGTGACAGCTTCTACTTCTGACTTAAGAGCAAGAAGTGATGTATCTGCAATTCCATGAACATTTGTTGTGTCTGAATTGTGTGTAGATATTTTAGTATCTGCTGCAGAAGCTGCTGCTGTGATAGCTTCTGACTTAGCATTATCTGCCTTTGTAGTAGCATCTAATTGTGCTGCTGCAAGTGCACCGTCTGCCTTGTCTGTAGCATCTGCTGCTGCTGAATCAAGTGCATCTGAAATTGCTGCATCTCGTGATGCTACAGTAGAGATTACTGTATCATCAATGCTTAATGTTAAGCTGTTAGCAGCATCATCATAAACTCGTCCAAGTCCGTTACCTGCTGATACCTGAATCATTCCAGCTGCTGTATCCTGAATACGCTCATCTGCGTTATCAAGTGCAAGGTATGTAGTAGATGCATTAGCTTGTGTTAGATAGGTGCTTGAAGCATCTGTCTTTGAAAGATAATCAGCATCATTTAATGTCTTTGTCTGATAATCTGCTGCTAATGCTGCTTCTGTAACATATCCTTCAATTGAGGCACCTGCTGGAATTGTTACTGTTCCAGTGAATGTTGGTGAAGCAATTGTTGCCTTTGTTGCAAGAGCTGATGTAACTGTTGTAGCATAGTTAGCGTCATCTGCAATTGCTGCTGCAAGCTCGTTAATTGTATCAAGTGCTTCTGGAGCGCCGTTTACAAGAGTTTGAAGTGATGCATCTACGTATGTGCGTGTAGCAACAGATGTGCCAATTGCAATCTCTCCAGTTGAGCTATTGTAGTTAATTCCTGCTCCGCCTGAAAGCTTTCCTCTTACAGAAGTATCTGAGATCTGAGCTGCAAGAACCTTTGCATCTGCATCAAGTGAAGCTACACCAAATGCTACTCCCTTGTCTGATTCTGGAACATATGTAAGGTCAGCTGAGTTACCTAAATCTGATACTGCTGAATCAACATATGCTTTATTTGCCCAGACTGTGTCGTCTATTGCAACTGTAATTGTATTTGCACCGTCGTTGTATGTCTTTGTAAGACCTGTTCCGACTACAAGAGCGGCATTAATTGCATCTTGTGCAATTTCTGTAACTCCTGGGGTATCTGATGCACCGTATGAAAGTGTATTCCATGCGCCTGTACCATTACCAAATTTAAACTTGTTTGTATCTGTTTCGTAGCCCATTTCTCCTGCTGCTAGAATTGGGTTTACTGAGGACCAGTCTGCTGCGACGCCTCTTCTTACTTGAATTCTTACTGTTGACATTTATGCCACCCCTTATTTTATATTATTTGTAAAGTATACCATTTATTCAATTACAATTATGCGTTAACTGTGCTTGAATCGAATGATAGGTCAAACGATGTTGTTGCTGGGGTTCCGCCATCAGCGAATTTAGTTGCTGTTGTGACAACCCCGTTTGCTTGTACTGTATAAACAGGCTTACCATCATAATCAATGGCTAAGCCAATATCCATAAAGCTTATTGCTCCAGATGTATCTACTACATCTGTTGTATAGGCAAGAGGAAACCAAGTTCCATCGATCTGGACCTTTAGTCTTCCTGTTTCTGAATCAAAAGCTATCGGGGCGGTGCCTAATACCATATCAGAGTTAAATGTTGCTGTACCAGCTACATTTAACCCATTCTTAACTCTAAAATTTTTATCTACTGTTGCCATTTAAGTTCACATATCCCCTAATTGTTTATTGTGGGGGATTTTTAAGGAATCCCCCGAAACCTTTATTTAATTATTTAAGAAGTGTTCCAGTTACCTTGATTGTTGAATCATTTACTGGATCTACTCTTAACTGAACATTTGCACCAGATACTGATGCTGTGATTGTTCCTCTTGTTCCATTAGTTCCGACAATTGCGTACTCTGTAATTGCTACGTTATCTGATGAATCTAGAGTTACTAGAATTTCTGATATTTCGTTATGTGTTCCGTTGTCAATCTTAACAAGGAACTTACCTGAGCGGAAATCCGCCTTTGCCCACTGGTAAGCAGTTACTACAACTGATCCAAGTGAGGATGAAGTTGCTGCAATGTGCTTAGCCTCATCATTTACGTTAATTTCTGTAAATGCTGTTGTGCCGTCTACAAGATTGTCTACAAGGCCATCTGCATGTCCTTCTGCTGCTGTCTGTGCTGCTGAAGCAGAACCTGCTGCATCGTAGTTAGATGCTAGGCTGTCTGCATATCCTCTTGCTGAGGTATCTGCAGCGTTTGCTGCATTTGTAGCAAATGTTTCTGCTGCTGACTGTGCTGCTGAAGCAGAACCTGCTGCATCGTATGCTGCTGATGTTGCAGAAAGTGCTGCTGAGTTAAAGTCTGAAATATCTTCTGAATCAAGACCAGTTACAGATATTGTATCGTTTGAGATATCAATGTTTGCGCCTGGTGTTAATGTATTTTGCTTTCCTGCTGCAACATTCTCAAGGTCAGCAATGATGTCTGGATTATTTTCAAGTGCTGTTGCCAACTCTTGAATTGTATCTAGGACTGCTGGTGCTGAGCCAACAAGTGCTGCAATTGCTTCATCTGCATGTGTCTCTGCTGCTGCCTGAGCAAGACCAATTTCTGTGCTTGTCTTGTATGCTGACCAGACCTTGTCTGAAGCGCTTGAAGCGTCATTGATCTTGTTGTCTGCATAATCTTCTGCTGCAGCCTGTGCTGCGTTGGCCTTTGATGTTGCATCTGCTGAGGCAGTTGCTTCAGCTGCAGCCTGTGCTGCGTTGGCCTTTGATGTTGCATCTAGAGCTGCTGTAGATTCTGCTGCTGCTTGTGCTGCATTAGCTTTAGTAGTGGCGTCTGTTGCTGCTGCTGAGATTGCCTCTGATTTAGCTGTGTTAGCCTTATTAGTCGCATCTGATGCTGCTGTAGCCTCTGCTGCAGACTGAGCATTATTTGCAGCTGTTGTTGCAAATGATTCAGCTGCTGTTTGAGCCGCTGATGCTGATCCGTATGAATCAAATGTGTTGGCATTTACTGTAAGGTTACCAGCATTGTCAACATTGAATACCCCTGTGTCTACAGACTTTACAAGTGTAGCTCCACCAACAAGGTTGAGGATATAACTATCTGATCCTGTTTCTCTAAGGATGTTTTGGCCATTGATTGTACCTGTTGTACCTTCAACAATGAGGCCCGATTTAATTCTAAAGTTTTTTACTACTGTTGCCATTTATATGACTCCTCTTGGTGCTTTTTTATTATGCCTTGATTGCTGTTCTATAGTATCTTACTGATATAGAACCGCTCACAGGGGTGACTCTTAGATTAATTATACCTGAAGTTTCTTCAAATGTATAAGTAAATAAATTACCATCCGTTGTTGAAATGATATTGGTTTCAGAAACCAAGATATCGTTTTCATCATGTGTTGTTGAGATGTCTGAAGAATAAACATCAGATCCCTTTGTTACCTGCATTTTGTAAAATACAGACTTCCAAGTATCTTTTGCAAAAGAATCAATTGTTGTCTGATTCTCAATTCCGTATACTTCTAGATCGTTGTTTCCATCAAGCCCTAACAGCTCTTGAACTGTTTCTGTACTATTAGTTAGTCCGTCTACTACTGTAGACAAGTTGTTTATCTTGTATGTTAATGAATTTGAGTCTGCTGAGTTTGTAACTCCGACTACATTTTCCAAAGCCTCAATAGCGTCGTTAGCATTGGCATGCTGTGCGGCATGTCCTACTAGTTCGTCTGTTGAGTTTGGATTTGTAAGGTTATCCTTACTTGTTGGGAAAACTGTTGCCATTTATATAAGCCTCCTGGCGGTGGTGCATGTTATCTAATTATATCTTAGATATTCTTTTAAGACGGAATAAAACCAGAAGGTAAGCCGTTTATAACTCTATCTTCTAAGACGCCAGTTGAGAAGTGGATTCCTGAATAATTTTCATAGTCTTCTAATGTTCTTTCTGTGAATAAGCCATTTACTGGATCAATCTTGTTCTGAACTATTATTTGCTGGAAGTAAGACTTTGATTGATTATGTCTTGGGTAGAACTGATCTGGGAAATCATCCCAAAATAGGACTCTATCTGGTCTTCCATATCTATGATAAACAAATACTTTTTTGGGGGTTACAAGATTATATCCTGCTGTAAAGAATCTTAGTGCCATTAAAGGTTCTTCCTCCGTAAATGTAACTTCATCTACAAATGGAACTGCTTCTATAACTGATCTTTCAGTAAAGAAGAAATGGCCAGATAGGTAGGGTGAGAGAACATTTGTATCTGGATTTGTATACTGTGGCGTGAATTGAGGAACTAGGGTTGATCTAAAATGATTTACATTAGACTCAGACATAAAGAATGTAGGATTAGACTCATACTCTGGAATCTCATCATTTCCGTTCTCATCTACTGTATATGGTGGAACATAAGCTGTAAACACAAGTTCATCAAAATTTTGCTTTGCGTAATTGTATTCTTTAATAAGCTCTGTATCCCAGTTTTTAATAGCTCTCATGTGAGAGTCCATATTTAGGTAATAGTCCTGCTGATTATAAAACTTATGTGAATTCTTTCTAGCTGGCTGGCACCCTACAATTGTTCCAGGTTCTAGTGAGTCAACTAAAACATTTTTTCTTTTTAAGGCCTCAGAGATGTTAAACTTTGTATCATTATCTTGGATTGTTATGCCAAAGAATACTCTATCTGGGAATTCGGCATTTAGTAAGAAATTGTCTACTGTTGTCCATATCTCTGGATCCTTGTATGATGGAATATTGATAAATATAGTAGCGTCATTCTGTATCATAAGGGATTCCATCTCTTTTTCTGTTACTGGTTCTTCTCCGCCCCATTTATGTATTGGGCATTCGGCAAACTGAAGTTTGGTCTTAAATTTCATAAAGCATCCGCATTTTTTGCATTGCTTAGTTGCATTGATAAACTCTGGGCATGCCTTACATATCTCATATCTTGATTTGGCAAGATCTGGGGTGGCATATTGACTATTAGGGTTTAATAGGTCCCATGGTTTTACTGACATACCTATATGATATCATTTTTACTTGTTGTGAACAAGCATGCCATTTACAAAGAACCAGTCATAAGGCTCACATGAGAACTGATAAACATTTACAGTTTGATCAGCCATAAATTCTATCTTCTCAACTATAGTTTCTACAATTGTTCCGTCTGAATTTATTGATATAATGCATTCCCCACGCTCAACATAGTATGCTTCTTTAATCTTATATTCATTGTTAGAGGTTTTAACAAATACTGGTTGAGTATAAGTCATTCTAGTTTCAATGTCATCATTAAAGTACAGAATATCAGACTCTTGAGTTTCAATTATATCCGTAATAGTAGTCTCAACAAATTCCTTTACAGATAATGTGTCAGAAGACCAGGTTGAGAATTGGTAAGAGTCTGGAGTTGAAGCATCAATTTGATCTATAACTATAGATTTAATCTTGTCGCCTACCTGTAGGAACTTAGCTGGTACTTGACCGTCCATGGTATCTACAAGTGTATTTTCCTCTACGCAAGGAGGTCCAAACCAAGGGATGTAAATAAAGCTTGGTGGTGCGAAGAACCCTGGAGGGGCAAAGAAGCCTGGAGGCGAGAAGAACCCTGGAGGGGCAAAGAAGCCTGGAGGCGAGAAGAACCCTGGAGGGGCAAAGAAGCTTGGCGGTGCAAAAGCTAATGCTCCTCCACAACATTGCCATCCTGTAGGTACGCTATAAGTTGATGAGTTACCTAAATATGAATATCCTAGCTCTGCACAAGTATAAGATGTTGGATTTGTATATGTTCCAGGACATGTCTCTTTTGTTGGCGCAGGAGTTGCAGTTGGTGTAGGTGTTGGTGTAGGTGTTGGAGTAGGTGTTGGAGTAGGGTTTACAGATGGACAAGTAAATGTTTCTGCTCCTGTACAAGGGTTTCTATATATAGCAACTGTTGTTCCACAAGAACTTCTGTACTCATTTCCAATGTACACTGGCGTACAGTCTGGAGCTGGCGTAGCAGTTGGTGTAGGTGTTGCTGTTGGCAAAGCCCCACCGCAACAAGACCATCCTGTTGGTACGCTATATACATCAGACCCACCAAGTCTTTCATAGCCAAGCTCTGAGCAGGTAGCTGATGTTGGATTTGTATATGTTCCAGGGCATGTTAGCAAAGATGACGGAGTTGGAGTTGGTGTAGGAGTTGGAGTTGCTGTCGGAGTTGGTGTCGGTGTAGCGGTTGGTGTAGGAGTTGGGGTTGTACTAGGTGATCCTCCGCAAGAAGCATTTTGTGCATCCTGTAATGCAGCAGCATAAGTTGTCCTATAGACTGTTTTCACAGTTCCATTAACATTATAAACAGATGTATCAGTAGGAATTCCTGTTGTGTTTGTAAATGGCCCAGAAGCTGAAGGTGCGGAAACATACTCACCGCTTGTTCCCTTACAGCTAGATGTTCCTGTGTAGTAAACATATGTTGTTGGTGTGGCAGTGGGTGTAGGTGTTGGTGTAACTGTTGGGTCACAGGCCACGTTTCCAGCGTCCACTAATGCAGATGAATAAGTTGTTCTATATACGGTTTTAACGCTTACTGATCCGTCAAGAACTTGTGTATCTTGTGGAAGAGTATTGCCTTCTGCAACAAATGGTCCAGTAACTGAAGGGGATGCGGAATAAACTCCGCTAAATCCATTACATCTAGATACTCCAGTATAGTAGCTTACCCCAGTCAATGTGGTAAATTCGACAGTATTAGATGTCCAAGATGTCTCATCGAAATGTGGTGTTGTTCCAGAGGCTACAACTTTATATCTATATGTCTCTCCCGCTGTTAGGAATGTTATTGGAATTATGTTAGTAGTTCCTGAATCGTTTCCTGCTGGCAAAGAAGATCCATCTGGGTTTACCCAGTAGAGCTGCCACCCATTTTGAGTAAAGTTAGATGTAGACCAAGATAGGCTCGCCGTTGTTTGTGTAATTTCGGACACTGATAATGTTACAGTTGGATCAAATGGCTTCATGTCTGGGACAAGATATTCTTTATATGCTCCCTGAAGCGGCTGACCTGTTACGTTGGTGTAAGGATTATTTGTATTTTGTGAAGCAATATAAACCAACAATGGTCCATCTGATTTACCTAAAAGACTAACTGGTGGTGTTGCACTATTAACTAAAGATTTTGTTTCATATGCAGTTCCATTTTCTACTGAATCAACAATCACCTCGCTTTGAATTCCTGATCCAACAAAATAAACCTTAAATTTATTTGCGCTTGGAACCCTTAGCCATCTTAAATTAACTTTAGTATTTTCTGGAACGGTGGCATCTATATAAATTACATCCTGTGGCTTTACTAAATATTCACTAAGGTTTGAAGATAAATTATTTCCATTTACGTATGCTGGATCGCTGTCTCCAAACTCATTTGTTGCAATAACTTTGCATCTAAGAACATATCCAACCATTTGCTTATCAATATAAGAAGAGTTGTTGTTTGAGCCAAAGTCGGTCCATATAGCATTTGTATAATCATTAGATGCTAAGTATCCAGTTTTTTGCCATGTATATTTGTAAGATGTTGGAGTATTAGTCCATGTACCAGTTGTAATTGTGACATACTGGTCTGCCATACGATTGTTATTTTGCCAGCCAAAAACTGGGGCTTCTGTGAGAACTGGAACGGCAGCCCCAAACTTTTTCCACTCAGTGCCATCGAAAACATAAGATGTCTTTGAATCAACCCATGAAGAACCATCATGTATCTTGATTTTCTTTAATGGTTTCCATTCGGATCCATCAAATATGTTTAAAGGCATTTAATGTCTCCTATTAGTACTGTATATAAATATCTCCAGCTACTGGTGTGGCTATTGATGTATAACCTGTAGCTGATGTGCCGTATGCAATTTTATTTGCAACTGCTCCGTCTGAAGAGTTATGGTATCCATAAGCTTTTGCATTATCAATAGTAGCATATGTTGTTGATGCTAGTAAAGATGTTAGGTACAGGCTAAAGTCTACCTCTTCCCATGAAGCATTTGTTCCGTCTGTCTTTAAATATCTTCCAGAGTAACCCATTTGGCTTGGTATGCCGTCTGGTAATCCAGTTAGGGATACATTTGTAAAGTCAATTGAGCCAGTAAATGAAGGGTTGTTAGAATTTACCTTTTCATCTAGTGCTAACTGAGTAAGAGTAGATATTGGCTTATCTAAATCAGAAGTGTTGTCAACATTTGCAAGATCAATCATTGACTTAGTTATACCAGAGACTGTTCCAGTAAATGACGGGGACTCTAGTGGAGCTTTAAGTGTAAGTAGCTCAGTTAATCCAGCCAAACTTTCTGAAGACTGGAGGACTGTTGCTATTTCTCCTAAAGTATTAAGAGTTCCTGGTGCAGAATCAATAAGTGTATCTATTGCTGAAGTAATTGCTGAGTTTCTGTTTGTTACTTCTGTTGAAATTGCTGCTGATATTTCAGATGTAACTGCAGAAGTTCTTGCAATTGAAGTAGGTATTCTGTCTACATTTATTTTAGCAGAGGCATCTAGCCCTGGAAATCCAAATGCTGCATCTCTCTGTCCTTCTGGTACATAATTCTCAAGGGAGTTCTCAAGTCCGCTTTGCAAAACATATTTATTGTCAGCATCAGATGTCTTAGTATAGTTATTGAATAGGTAAGTAGACAAAGAATCAATATTGCCGTTAATGCTAATTACAGTGTCTGTAATTGTTGTGTTAAGAGCCTCTACAGCTCTTGAATTAGTAAAGTAAAGGTTGCTTGACCCTTCAGACAAATCATCAGTAGTTTTACTATCTAAGCTGATATTGTCAAGCTGCGATTGAACTGCTGAAACCGCCCTAGCATTTGTAAAGTATAAATTTGTTCCTTCAGAAACATCAGAAGTTGTTATTGCGTCAATTGCAATATTTCTATTTGTAATTTCAGCATTAATTGCTGATGAAATTGCAGAGTTTCTGTTTGTAACCTCTTGTGATATAGCAGAATCTGTATATGTATTTGCTGCAGATGTAGCTGTTGAGATAGCAGTAACGTCTCTTGACTCTGCAGCTGAAATTGCATTTAACTGAGCTGCTGTAGCCTTGTTGGTTGCATCTGTAGTAGAAATTGTAACAGCTTGGCTCTTTGCTGCTTCAATTGCTGCATTTAACTCAACTACTTCAGCTGCAATTTCTGAAGCTACTGCTTCAATTGCTCTTTCATCTGTAAAATATAAGTTTGTTCCTTCTGCAAGGGTTGTAGTAGATAGTGCTGCAAATGCAGCATTAATATCTGCAGTAATAGAAACTGTATCTGGAAGCTGTGAGGATACAAGCTTTCCAGATGAGTTAAGTGTTGCTACACCATTTGCCTCACCTGGCTTAAATGCATAAGATGTAATCTGATTCCATCGGAGACCATTTCCAATTTTAAACTTTAAGGTATCTGTCTCTATTCCAATTTCACCGCTTAGCAGTGTAGGGTTTAAAGATTGCCATCTAGAGGCTGTATCTCTTCTAAGTTGAATTCTTACTGTCATTTTATGCTCCTCCAGCATCTACTATGTTGTCATAGACTGATGATGCGTTTCCAATATCATTAATTGTATCATTATTATCTGGCCAATACAGAGAATCTGGTTGACCAGCATCAAATAGTGTTAGGTTTTCCCAAGTAGGATCTGACACTGTGCTTGTTGGGTCTCCGCCATCTACCCCAACTACTTGAGGCAATGTGATTGCGGGAGATGCAACCTCATTTACCTCTGTAAATGTAATTGGGTTTTGTATGTCAATGCTATGAACTTCTCCGTCAAATGCGTGGGTGTGTCGATAGAATGGAGTAGGATCTGTACTTGGTGGAGTTAGCTCTACCCAGATTTCTCCATTGTATATACGTAAGTTTTTACTTAAAACATTAAAATAGACGTCGCCAGATTTTGCATTCTCTGGGTCTGACGCTACAGTAAGTAAATTAAGAGCAACTTTCATTTGACGTGACATTTTTAGCCTACTACTACTACTTTAAATTCTCCAGCTGATGGTGCAACCGCAAAATCAACCTTAATATTATTTGCATCGTGAAGCTTTACATCTGCCTCTACAAGTGAACCTGTAGAAACATCAAATACCTGTGCAGTAACCTCTAATGTTCCTAGCTTATGATTAACTGTATATGAAGTTGCTGATGTGCCTAATGTTGTTACAAATTTTCTGGCTACGGCATGATAGTCTGTTCCATTATTTGTTAATGTCCAGTTATTTGATGTCTCATTCCATAGAATTTCGACATCTGCTTCATTGCCACGCTCTACTAAAATTCCAGCGTCTGTTGTTGGTGAACCAGTAAAGTTGCTGTTAAGCTTAACTTTATTATCTTCAATATTGATTTGTGTTGTATTTACAGAGTTTACTGTTCCAGCAACATTTAGGTTTCCACCTACCTGCAAATTACCAACAATTTCAACATCATCTGGTAATCCAACAGTTACTGCTGCATTTGATCCAGAGTTTGGAGAGACATCAATTTGTCCTTCTGTGCCAACTATTGTAGCTACATAGTCGCCTGTAGTCTGTGTTGCAAGGTCAATGCTGATATTTGCATCGCTTGCATTTGTAAGTCTACCCTGTGCATCTACTGTAAATGTTACTGTCTTTGAAGTAGATCCATATGTTCCAGCTGAAACTTCTGTATCATCTAGGGCAATTGTTGTTGTTCCATTAGAGTCGTTATATGTAGAAACAATTCCTGTTCCGCCTGATACATATGTACCAATAGCGTCTTGGATTACTTCAAGTGAACCTGATGTAGAAATCCATTCTGTACCATTCCAGAAGTACATAACGTTGTCTTGTGAGTTATAGTAAATCTGACCAGATACTGGACTTGAAGGGGCTGCCCCTAAGTTTTGAATTCTAGCATTGAGTAATTCATTTTTATTAAGATCAATGCTTACTAAATATTTTTTTGCCATTTCTTATCTCCCTTTTAAGACAGGTATGCTGTCCCTGAAAATGGTTGTGCCATTGTCAATGTTAATCTATTATTATTGTTATAGTCTATACCTGTTTCAAGTATATCCCCTGCGCTTGATTTAATTGTAACGTTTGGATTAAACCCTAGGTTGTGATTTACAACAACTGAGTATATTCCATCTACTGGTCCTAGTATTTGTGCCATTTCCCAAGAGTAGGAAAAGTTTTCTGGAGTAGAAGCAAGAAGTATTACGTTTGCTCCAGACCATGTTGAGTCATCTAGCTTTGGTCCGTAGAAGTCTGATGTAGTGCTATTAAAATAAAAATCTCCAGATAATCCAAGGTTGTTTGCAGGTGCAGAAGTTCCGCTAAGAATTGTTCTACCTCTTGGACCTTGTGGACCTGGAGAAGATATTATTACTTTGTTTTTAGTTTCTGATACTTTTATTGACTCGGCCATTATATGGTCACCGATCTATTAAGAGTCATAAAACCCTCTAGGAGTTTTATTTTGTTCCCATTAGAATCGATAACCATAACGTCGTAAGATGACTTAGGATAAAAAAGTTTGTTTGTTTGTGTTGGTGTCATTTTAATATTTAAAACACCTTCTGGACCATCAATTGTGATACCACCAGATGGGGATGTAAGTGTTACAGCCAGCTTGTTACCGCCTTTTGTATCACGAACCTGCATCTTTGCAGATGCACCAGTCAGATCAATGGGTGTAGTTTCATCCTCTTCGGTATAAGTAACCTGAAAGCTGAAAGTAGCATTTTGATCTACTTCAAAGTTTTTTTGTCCTGCCATTTGCCATAGTCTCCTAAATAGGAATACTCCTGTACTAATTTTAGCACAGGAGTATT